TCATATCTAAGAGTATAAGCAACTATTCTCTTTTCTATTTCTCTACGTTCTGTAGGAGATAAATTAGAAAATTTAGCTTTTTCTTCCATTTCCGCCTCTTCTTCTTTGCAATTTTTTAACCACTCTTCAGGTATTTCAACATCATCATAAGATTTATACCATTCAGATTGTTCAATAAGTTTAAGAACAGCATTACGTTTAGCTGTAACTCTAGACTTTTCTTTCATAACTTTTTGAATAGCATCAGAATTACCTGTAGCTTTAGATAAAGCATTATTAAACTTTTCATCTAAATCTTCAATAGTATAAGTACATACATAATTTTTATGATAAGAATCTTCTTGATCTAATTCTAATAAATACATATCTTTATATTTAGACCATTTGTCTTCTCTAGCATAAAAATGCTTAGCATCAAATCCTTGCCAATCTTTAATAGATTCTCTTTTCATTTCACTATTATACATATATGGCTTCATAATATTAAGACCTTCAAATAATTTTTTGGCTGGTCCGTATTTAATTCTAGGATCAGGCCCATATTTAGGTTTAATATCATCTTTATTAATTATACGAGCTAGTTTATTAAGAACTCTATTTTCACTACTATTACCTGTAAGAATAGATCTACAAGCATCTATCCATTTTAAGAAATCAGTTTCTTTTAACTCTTCTTGTACCATCTCACTGGCTTCTTGAGCAGCTGACATAATTACACCTTTAATGTATTTCTTAGTGGCTTCATTCCATATAACTTTCTCACGAGAAGGAGTAACATCTACACCCTCTTGTAATACAGTTTCTGTCCCATCGTCATTAGTAATAACTTGACGAGCTGGACATTTAAAAGCAATAGAACCATACATTTGCTCCATTTCTAATTCACGGAAATCAATATGACCATAATTAATACCTGTTACAGCATTTTCATCTTTAACAAGTACAATATGTGGTTTATTGAAATAGTATGAATCAGAAACTATAAGATTCTTAGAATTATGTAATACTTCAGCTTTAAACTTAATTTCTCTATCTGGAGTATCTTCATATTCATTGTCTCTAATTATAAAATTAACATTGTCAAAATATAATAATTGTTCTTCTACAGCTTCTTCAAATTTAGATCTATTATGTTTCTTTACACCAAAAGAAACAGTAGTTTGATTCTGACCGCCATATAGCTCATAATATACTTTAGTACCATCACTAAAAGTAATAAATGGATTAGGCTTACCTTCTTTTGCATTAAAGGCAGGTATAATGAAATCAGTTTTATAATTGTAACAATTACATTTAAACCTCATACCATTATATACAGTTTCAATTGTATAAAAATCTACTCCTGTTGATAGCGCAGCTTTAGCACCAAGACCAAAGGCTCCAAAATTTTCACTAGTATTTCTTTTCGTAGAATAACCTAGTTCTAATATACCTTCTAAACGTCTTGCTCCTATACCTACACCATAATCAGTAACTTTAAATATATCACAATAACCTACACCCTCATTTTTTTCATATACTAAATCTATATGATTAGCTTCAGTGTTGAGGTATCCAATGCTATAATAATCTTTATCAAAGTTACTATCTTCATATTGAGCACCGTGGCGTTCAATATAATAGTCTTCAACTTTCTTTTTTCCAGTTAATATTTCTATTGCTACCTCTTTCTCACGTTGAGAGTCACATGCATTTGTTACAAGTTCTCTAATCGTAGATTGAATTGGCATAGAATATTGTGTGGATTGAAGAATGTCAAATACCATCTTTTCAGCGCCTTTGTTAATTTTCTTTGCTATGCCGGCGCTACCTTGCATAGGCTTATCAATTGTTTTAATACTCATAATAATGTAATTGTTTAATTAGTTTAACAAATTTTAATTGATTTTTAGTCAAAAATTCTTTTGGGAAAGGAAATAATTTTTTCTCTGCATTAGCGTTTATTGTAGCAAGCATACATCCAGGTTTATAATCTTTAATACGCTTTTTCCATGCTTTGTCAGCTTCCTTTTTTATTTCTTCTTCATCTTTATCTTTCCACCAAGGGCCAAATGAACTTTCATAATCTGGTATATAAATATATTGAGCTCTATATCCATTAGTAGCACTATGGCCATTCCAGCTTATAAAAATTATAGGATTACTATAGACTTGTTGACTTTCCATTAGTAATACAACATCTCCTTCTTTAATATTTTTAACCCATTTATTATAATTAAGACTATTCATCTCGTTCTAATCTTTCTTCATCACTACGTAATTCAGCCCAATAATCACGTGTTTGTTCATCATATTCCCATTGTGGAATAGGTTCATCAAATTCATCTCCACAATTATCACATGTGAAAACTTCAAAACCTTCTTCATCTACCTCGTCTGTATAGTCATCTCCACAGCAAGGGCTAACGTCATCGTTTTCAGGTGGCGACGCAGTTTTCCACCTATCATAATTTTGATCTAGCATAAGTTAATGTTTAATTGGTTAGTAAAAAAGGAAGAAAGAAGGAAACGGTAATCGTTAACAAAGTATAACAGCAGGTTAATAAAATGATTACAAAGCCTTCTTTCTATCCTTATGGTTTTTTGATAAGATCTATTGTTTTTAAAACTTGACCTTGATTTTTAGGTAAATATAAAATAGGAGGATTTTTTAAAGTTAAGAGATAATTTTTAAATAATTTCCATTTAATAGGAAATACATCATTAGCAAATCCTTTAACTTCTATAATCCATTTACCATTGGGGTCTACAAAATCAGGTGTATATGTAATATCTCTAATTTTGTATGTATTGTTTATAAACCCTTTAGATTTATGAGGTTCATAACAATCAGTTGTATAATGAAATCCTTCTTGTAAAATATATTTTTTCTTTTCGTATAATGATTTTATACCAGCTTCTTCTAATTTTTTATATGTAAAAAGTTCAAGCTTTGATCTAAATTTTATACCTTTATATACTTTACTTGTAGCATTTCTAACTTTTTTATTTTTAATTATTTTTCTTTTTCTTCTCACAAGTTAGTTTGTAAATATCCTTCATACCCTCTATTCTTACTCCATATATGAGCTTGTCCAGTTCTTTTTGCTTCATAACCCATCATTTTATGCCAAGCATCATTGCCACAAATAGACGGAATAAATCTAACTTTAACTCCTCGATACTCATTTACCATTTCTTTATGTAAATGTCCACAATGAACTTCTCTAAATTTTGCTTTAGCAAACATCATTGGCTCTTCTGTGGCCATTATTAAAGGCATTTCTGCAGGCTTTTCTTTATCTCCGTGAGTAAACATAATCATATTAACACCATAAGTGTAATATTTTCTTGAATTATAATTATTGTCTATTGTAATTCTTTCATCACTTAAGAAAAAAGCTTTAAGAAATTCTCCAGCATAAAACATTCTTTCATAATCATGATTACCTTGTATTATTACAACATCTACAGGGCAAGTGCGTGCTAAATATGAAATTGTTCTTACCATTAAGCCACAATATCCTACAAACGTTTCTTGCCATTCTGCAGAGTCATGTTGAGGGGTTCCTTTGGTTGTTGCACGAGAGTACCCTTCAGAGTTCATCCCATCATTACCAATAGGTAGTATAATACGTTCTATGTTTAATCCATTTGCTTTATTTAAAAGATCTTTAACTGTATTCATATAATCTTCTTCAGATTCATCTAAAGTTTGTCCATCCATTTTACCATAATGAATATCTGGTAAAGATATTTCATAAGCTACAGGATCTTTTTTAGTTTCATAATTTGCTTCTACTATAGGACTATAACTTTCTATATATTCTACTAATTCTTCTTTTAATTTTTTTATTACATCATCTTCACTTTTTACAACTACAGAAAATCTATGATCTCCTGACATATTTTGCCAAAATTTAACAGACTTTACATCTTCTTCATTAATCTCATTTTCTTTTAAAAACTTTTTAAATTCTGAGATTTCTGATTTATTTATATTTTCTAAATCAAAACCATTTTCTTTTGCTTCTATTCTTGCTTCTTTTAACGCATTTCTACAAGTATCTACACTACAGTCTAATCTTTCAGATAATCTTTCTGCTCCTTCTTTTAAATATCCTGGTTTTTCTTTTAAAAATTTTTTGATTTCATTTTTTGTTTTCACATTACATTATTTATTAAGGTTTTTACTAGTTTTGTAGATTGAAATTTTTCAATATAATCTGATATATCTTTTACTTCATATTCTTCAGGTAAACAAATATTTTTTATAAATTTATATTTATTACAAATTTTCATTGCCATTGTTTGTCCTGGATTATTTATATTGGTAAAATCATTATCATAAAATATTGCTATTTTTTTGAACCTCTCTTGGATTTCTTCAATGGTTTTTGATTCTGGCAGCTGCATTTCTGATTGCAAGGCGATTGAAGGGACGCCCATTTTGAACAAGCACATAACATCCTTGAGAGATGATGTAATAACACAGATATTCCCTTTTTCAGGTAATTGATTATATCCTTGAATAACTTTTTTATTCGTGTTACTAATCCATTTATTATATTTTTCATAAGGTGCATATATTTTATATTTATTTTTAAACCTATATGCATAAGTTATTGATTTACAGGTAAATCTATTACCATTTATCCAATAATGCGTTATAGGTTCGACGCCAAATTTAAGTAATATTTCCTTATTAATCAAATATTTAGACCAGTATTTTTTATCTACATAATTCCAATTCCTTTTTCTTTTTTGTATTATTGTTTCTGTTTTTTCATATGCAGGAGTTGTTCTTGAATACCCTATATATCCCATAGTAAAAGCAATTTCTTCTACTTTTGTAGAGAGTTTAAGATTAAAATCAGCATCTATAATTCTTAAAGCACTATAAAAGTCACAATTAAATTTATTTTTTACATAAGAAAAGCAATCAAAAGTATGCTCAGAATACCCAAAATCTTTATATAATAATTTATTATTCCATTTTATAATAGAAACAGAAGGTGTTTTATCCTCTCTTAAATCACTTTTAAATTTTTTACCTAATTCTTTGAAATTAGGACAATAATATCTAAAAATATCATAATCACTTATTTTTTGCAAAATAACATCAGTATGTAGATAATCATTACTATTTCTATTTTCTATCATAAGTTTGCGAATTTAAATAAAAAAAGGCAGAGATGAAATCCCTGCCTCTTAATATTTGTTATTAAAATTAGTTTAGAATGGTAGATCAGCTTTCTTTTGATCTTCAGTTGACCACTCCTCATCTTCTGATGTAACTTGTCCATTAGAATCAGGAGTAATTAAACTAGCTGTAGATTTATGCTCTCCCCAAACAAGATCTGCATTAAAATCAGCATTAAATTGACCATAGTCATCATTTAAAGCTTTAATAAATAAATCATCTCTTTGAGGTTTTACTCTACCAAAATACTTAGTGTAAATAGTTTGATATTTATCATCTTTTACACCCATAAGTACTCTAACTTGGTTATCTTTTAAAACTTTTACAAGTTCTTTAAGTTCAGAAACGTTACCTTTAACAATGTTATCTAAAGTATCAAATGAAACTTCATCACCTTGTCTAACGTTTGCCCAAGCTTTAACGAAATTTATTAAAGTTTCTTCGCCTACATAAGCTTTATGTAAACCATCTTTCTTAAACCATTCATATTCTGGCTCATTTTCTGACCAAGTAGCTTGACCAACAGAATTCATCCATTGATTTTTACCTGATTGAGAAACTCTAATATTAGGTTGAACTAGAATATCAAATCTATAACTACTTTCTGTGTTTTTTACCCAAAAAGTAATTTTGTTATAATCTTGATCCCCAATAGTTACTGTATAGTTAGGTTCTTGTTTAACATTAATGTCTAAAGCGTGTAATTCTGCCATTGAAGGATTAACAGCTATTACATTAACATTAGTAAGACCTGAGTACGTTTTAATTCCACCTACTACTTCTTCGGTGCTTGCATTACTTTGTATTGCCATTTTTATTATTTTTTAAAAGTTAATAATTAATATTGATTAGAATCATCTACATCTTCATCAAAAGAATTCATTGTAGATTCTACATTAGTATTATCTACTCCATATAACATACTAGAAGCTTCCTCTACTGTATCTTCTACAGGAATACTAGTCTGGTTAGGATCTGGTGTAGTATCATCTACAAACTCAAAAGATAGTTTTTTAACTTTTTTAGCTTTTCTACCTTTTAATGTAGGGTGTTGAAACATTTGAGTTACTTCCCATTTTTCTAAACCGTATTTTTCTTGAATTCCTGTTCTATCAATTCCATTGTCTAAATCATTTAAAATCATAGTAGTGGTAATTCTTGTCGGTTTTGTTACAGTTTCTGTATTATTAGGCTCAGCAGCCGTTCTTACTTCAATCATAATTTAATTGGTTTTTAAGTTAATTAATCTATAAATATTTCTGACCATTTTAAAGGTATAGTCTGACCTTTTAGGTGCTCACATCTAGATCCTGCAGTTACATCTTCTAAAGAATTAAATGAAACCATAGTTTCATCATCTTCTCTATAAATATAACCAACAGCATCAGCATTAGCACATGTGATTTGCTTAATTTTACCAGTCAAATCAAGGTCCTTTACAGCAACCTCTTTGCCTTTTTTCTCAAGCATTTTGTCCTTTAAGTGTCCAACTAAGATAATGTGATCAGCTAACATATTCATTCTATCTATCCATTTTTTATATGCCATTCTTAAATATAAATAGCCAGCGCCGTTAGGCAGTGATAGTATTGACATGCCAGGATTCTTTGTCTCAAAGTTTTTACCCATAGGAGTTTTCATATAAATTTGTTTGCCTTCTTCTTCACACCATTCTTCTAATTTACTAATAGTGTCAATAGCAATATATTTATATGGTTTTCCTTGTTTAATTATTTCTCTTCCAACATCAGCTAATTCTTTAAGGTTTTTTACTTTAATTTTTAAAGCATCTACCATATCAGATCCATCTTCTAAGTCAATAATTAAACAATCATTTAATTGTGATAATACTGTAGTTTTACCTATTTTAGGAGCTCCATATATTATCATGTTTTTAGGCGATTTACGGGACGCCTTAACCACTGTTTTTGGTAATTCCATATCTATTATTGTTTTAATATTAAATCCTCTTCTGTTAAATCATATTTTTCTTTCAAAGAATTTAATTGTTTTAATAAAGTTCTTCTACTTGCTCTTGTTGGTTCATAAGCACTACTTCTACTTTTAATTATTTTTGGTGCTTCTTTTAATTTTTTAAGAGTTTGTGTTAAATTTCTACAAATCTCTATCGCTTTTTCTTTCATTGTTTCTATTTTTATGTAGGTTTTTAAATGCAGCTCTTTTACCTACTTTTGTTTCTAAAATTACTTTTCGCGTTTCTAAATAAAAATCACTTAACATAGAATCTTTATCTATAATTATCTCGCCAGCATTATTTTCATAATAATAAACTGGTATTTTAATAAATTCTTTCATATTATTTTCTTTCAGTTATTGTAAATGTTTCCATTTTTGCTTCATAAGGTATCATACCAAGTAAACCATCACGGTTTTTCTCTACATGACATGCAAGAAGTCCTCTAGGATCTTCGTTACAGTACAAATCAGTAATACCATATAAATCAAAAGGTCTTTGTAACATCATAACAACATGTGCATCTTGTCCAATACTATCACCGCCAAATAAATCTGTTAGCAATGGTTGATATTGAGCTTTAGCTCTATGTTCTTGTTCAATATTACGGTTAAGCTGTGATAAAAGTATGTTTATTACTCCCATACGAGATTGCATCCACATACATCCTTTACTTACTGTATTTAATCTTTGTAATTCTGATTCAGCGCTTCCTAACACTAATCTAGAATGATCAAAAACATTAATAACAATAGTATCAGGTTTTTTATTACACACCTCAACATTTGTTTCTTTAATAAATTCCATATCTCTAGGAATATTATTAAAATATATAGGATAGTTATTATATTTTATAACTTCTGCCCTATATTGATTAAAAGCTTTATCTGATAATTTTTCTTCTACAGATAAAAGTTCTAAAACTTGTTTTCGAGCTTTTTTTGAGCCAGCTCGTAGAATTTGCTGATACCCAGGCATTTCAAAAGTCCAATATAATACTAATAATTTTTTAGTATTATTTACATCTAGTGTATCAAATATAAGTTGATTACTAAATGCAGACTTTCCAACTCCAGGTCTACCTGCAACTACATACATTTTTCCAGGCTGTAATCCACCTAACAAATTTTTATTTAATCTTTCCCATTTTGTAGGAAAAACATTACGATTCCCATTCATACCACTTCTAATGTGATATAAAGAGTGTTTAACGGCTTTCTCAATAGTTTGAAAGCCCCTATCCTTAAAGGGATCTTGTAATGCGTGTGGTAGTTTCTCTTGTGTCATTTTCATCTAAGTTTTCATACTTTTCCCAAGTATGGTTATTAATCCAAGTTTCTAAATTTTGCAAATAAGCTAAACTTTCTTTATCTACAATCAATTGTTTTTTTAAACAAGCTATTATATGTTTATGTTTATAAAGCTTTCCACTAACAATTTTTTTGTATCTATTTTTAGATTTTTCATTTGCTCTAGCGTTTGGATCCTTAGCATGCAAGATTCTAATTCCACGTCCAGGTGAGTTAACTTTCATAGGGTATGTTGAAACAAGCTCGGCAAACATCTGATCAAAATCAGAAGAAAAAAGTTCTATAAACTCTTGTCTTACATAATGTTGATCAGGTGTCTCGCCTAACTGTACATAGCCTTTGGCTTGTAACTCGTCTAAATTTGGTTTAAGATTAAGATTGTCTAGGTAATTATAACCTTTTCTGTATATAATATATAGGTAAATAAAATCATCAGCACTCATTTCTGTTTGGCTTAGTACTTCAAAATTTATTTCTACTTTCATATTAAAAGGTATTTTTGTTAACACTATATTAATCTTCTTATTGATATAACAATTTCTTCTTTATATTTTCCTTCTTCTAAATCGTATGTATATTCTTTTCTTTTAAAAATAAGAAATACTCCATCTCGCTGTATTTGTAATCTTATAAAAGAATTTGTTATAATCAAATAAAGTACAATTGCAAATATAATAATTTCATACATAGTATACAAATTTTATTAATAATTATTTCCAAATCACATTTTTAAGTGATTTAACGCTATTTTTCAGCCATTTTTCCTCCTGACTATCTTTAACATATAGTATAATTATTTTACCAATTTTATTTTCTTGGTATCTAATAATTCTACCTACACGCTGGATCATAGTCAAACTTTTAGAAGTAAGCCCACATATCACGGCTGTTGTGGCGTCAGCAACATCAAAACCTTGATTAAGAGCTTTAGTAGAACATAAAACAGGTTTATCACCTGATTTAAAATCTTCTAATGCTTTTTCTCTCTGTTTTTTAGTTTTACCACTATGATATATAGTTGAAACACAACATGTTGCCTCAGCTAATTGATTTGTAAACTCATTAGAGCCTCCAAATACTAGAATCTTTTCGCCTGTATTATTTATAACTATTTTTTGTAGCATTTCTATCTTTCCAATAGCATGATCTACAACTGCTTTACGTTGACGAATAGCTCTATAAAACTGTACGGCATGTTGTTTCTCTTCAGAACTAGAAGTTTTATTCTTTAATATATATTTTGCTTGATCAAAAGCATCAAACTGACCTAATTTATATTTAGTGTAAACAAACAAATTGTTTGCTTTTTTATACTCTTTTTTCTCTTCTTCACTTAATTTTATAGGTATACATATTACTTCATAAGGGGATACTAATTCTAATTTTACACATTGATCTAAAGTTATTTTGTAAGCTATTGGTGCTAATTTATATAAATATTCTTTATATTCTAATTCCTCTGGAGGAGTAGCAGTCATACATAATAATTTATCCCAAGTGTTGTTTTCAAAGAATTTTCTATATTCAGGAGAAAGACCAAGATGTATTTCATCGCATACAACTATATGATAATGATTATCTTTTAGTTTATATGCAGATTGATAGCATAATATTTCTACTCTATCTAATACATCTTCGCATCCCCATTTTATAAGCTCTTCTTTAAATTGTGTCTGTAAGTTTTGTGTTGGCACTAATATAAGAGCACTACCATTAGAATTACTATTAAGCATTTTTCTAATAGCGAGGCACCCGCATCTTGATTTGCCAAAGCCAGTACCAGCAATAATGCTACCAATTTGACCTTTTTTGACCCAATTATTGAGCGCCATTCTTTGTTGTTCATCTTTAATTTTGTTTAAATTGTTTATTTGCACTTCCATAAATTTACTGTTCTATCGGTTTCTGTATCATAATAATCGCCTGCATGTTCTATAAATCCTTTATCTCTAAGCTCAGTAATACGACCAGTTACTCTATTAATGTCCCACTCTAGTTTTTTGGCAATCATACGATTTGTAGCCATACCAAGTTCATTTTTTAGGCATATTAATACTTGCAACTGTCTTTTACTTAACATATTATCTTCTGTAAGCTGTATATATGATTCTATTGATTTATTGTTTACCATAATCCATATTTTATAATGTTATACATAAGTGTAAACACAATAAACGTTAAAAAAAGATAAGCAACTACTGCGCCTAATACTTTATTTATCAGTTCTTTGTGTTTTTTGGTTTTGTTTAATAGTTTTTTCATATTTTTCTATTTTTTCTAAAAGTTGAATTGGAGTATATATTCTAAGCTTTGGATCATATACTTTCCAAATCATATTAAAGTGATTATTTGTCCAAGTCCAAAGTACTTGGTTGTTGTTCTTAATTTGATGTTTAAGAACAGTTTTAATTGTTGTGAATTTCATTTTACTATTTTTATTAATAACTAGAAAGCAGCCTAATTCAGGTATGCAACATATATCCCTTATGTTATTAATAAGTCTATATTAATAACTATATGTTAATATGTTAATTAGGCTACTTTCATTTTGTTTTCTTATTTTATAGCTTCTTGTATAGTTTCTAGTTTAGATTCTAAAGTTTTGTTTTCTTCTCTTAGCATTTTATTTTCTGCAATTAGAGCATCTATATAACTTCCATCATCTTCTAAACTTATTTCATTTTCTTCTAAAGCATATGCTGCTACACTATAATTATGTTTATATAACATATCAGTTTGCATTAAACCTTCATGTTGTCTTACATAATATAAAATAGTTGCATGATCCTTTTTAATAAAATGACCTATAAATTGTAAAGGTAATCCAAAATTATTTCTACATAAAACTGCATATACTCTTCTAGCATCTACAATTTTACGAGATCTTACAGGACTCTTTAAACTTTTTCTATCTACTCCGCAGACATCTGAAACTAGATCTAATACTTTAGAAATTTTTCTATATCTACCTATAACAGATAATTGTTCTTCGTCTGAATACCTGTCTTTTGCACTTATTTTTCCCATGATTTACTAATATTTGTGTCTGCTTTTAACAGACCGTTAGTTACTACTTGCAAGGCAGCTAATTCCATAAGCTCTGTCATTTTGTCCACCCACTCTTCAGCATATTCAAGTTTACATATTGTATCTATCTGATCATGAACAGTCATAACTAACTTAACAGGAACATTTGTCATTTTAATATAATTTCTCATAAGACATAATGCTAATTTAGTCATATCTGCAGATGCACCTTGAATAGGTGTATTTTTACTTGCTCGTTCTATTGAACCTAATTCCATTTTAGATTGTGGATTATTCCATATTCTAGGATACCATGTTGAAAACCATCTTTTTCTACTAAATGGTGGAAATGTTTTAATATATCCATATTTCTTACCATAGTTACCTAGTTTATTTAAAAATCCTCCAATTTTAGGAAAAGCTTCAAAATACTTATTTATTAACTCTTGCGCTTCTTTTATACTAATATCTAATGTATTTGATAACTTATGTGGGCCCATCCCGTAGGCAAGGCCAAAGTTAATTGTCTTTACATTAGTACGTAAAGTAGAATGCTTTGGACAATTGCACTTCCTTCTATTTGAGAGAAAGTAGCAATCATCCTCAGCAGCATTATTCCATTGCGCTCCATATACAAGTTCAGCACATACGCTATGTAAATCTTGTCCCTTATTCAGAGCATCAATCCATACAGGATCCTTACTACCAAAAGCTATGACATTCAACTCTTGACTACTATAATCTGAAGATACAAAACAATATCCTTCGGGAGCAACAAAGCAATTTCTAAAACTATTATCTGCAGGTATTTGTTGCATATTGGGTTTACTGCTTGCAACACGACCTGTATCTAATATTTGATTGAAACTAGTATGAACTTTACCGTCACTAGATACAAATTTGAAGAAATCTTTACCATAAGAGGTAGCTAATTTCATTTTTTCTTTATATCTAACATATTTATCTATAATAGAAAATTGACGCCTATATTTATACATTTCTTTGCTGTTAACATTTTCTAGCTCTGGAATAAGCTTTTTAAATACTTTTAATACTTGTGTAGGACTACTCCATTTAACATCAACTTTTCTTAATTCATCTACAGGTGTAAATAAATTTGTTTGTATAGTTTTAGATATAAAATCAGATAATTTATAATTACTTAAAATCATATTATCTAAATTCTCTGCCATTTGTATTGCTTCTTTTTCACTATGTTTAGCAATAACTTCCCAGGCATCTTTATCTATATTTAAACCGTTATACTCTATATCAGCAAAAGCTAATGTTGATTTGTTTTCTAATTCTATTACTTTCTCTAATTTATATTCTTTAATTAATGGTAATTGTGAATCTCTCACACCTAATAGATATTCTACATCTTTAGCTCCATATATAATTTGGTCATCTCTATATGGTTCACCACTTAATCCTATAAATTGATTACGTACTTCTTTATTTAGTTCTACATTTAAATATTTTTTACATACATCCTTGAGTCCATACCTCACTCCATCCTTACCGCAGTTTAAAACCCTTTCTGCAAGAAAAGTGTCATAGACACACTCAAGCTCTATTTTACTCGTGTTCTTTATAAACTTGTAATCAAACTTGGCATTATGAAGTATTTTTATAATTTTTTTAGACTCAAGAATTGGTCTAAGTTTTTCTATCTCTACATTTCTAGTATCTATTACAAATTGTTTTTCTTTATCGCCTATTTGAAGCATAATCATTTTTTTACATGTAAAATCAAATCCTTCAGTTTCTGTGTCTAGGCCTAACACATCCTTATCTATACAGTAACTTACCACATCATCAATTGTTCCTTTTTGATAATATGGTGAAGTTATTGCATATTTATGATTACTAACTAAAACAATCATTTGTGTTTATTTGCTTCATATTCACTATATAACTCTGCTTGCGCTTCTAAATGTTCTTCATATTCTTTCATGAGATGTTTATCAATAAAAAATACTACATATTTAGCATAATTTGTATCTATATCTTCTGAACCCCATTTAAATTTATTTTGTTTAGATTCTATAGCTTCATTATATAAATTTTTAAAATGATGATAACTGCCATCCATTATCATCGAATATATCCAACTCATGTGTCCCATAATTAAATTTTTAAATTAATATTTTATTTCTATTCAAAGAAACCCCCAGGTAATTTTGATACCAATAATTCTGTTTTCCCTTTTGAATTATTATAAGAGCTAGGAGGATCAAATCCAAACATTAACTGAAAACCTATATCGGTAGTTATTGTTTTTGGGATTTTCCATTTTTTTTCTACTTTTTCTCTTAATATTTTTTCACCACGAAATTCTATTTCTTCTTCTACAATTTCGCTAAAAACAATCTTTGTGTTTTTCCTTCCCGTCATAATACTTAAATTTATTTTTAATAATACACAAATATAATAAAATTGTATATATTTATACTTATTATATTTATAAAAGCAGAGAAAGTGCCTATTACAGCACTCTCTCTACATTTAATTGATTATTAGAATCCTAAATTAGCTTCTGCATTATCAAAAACTTCCTTCTTTTCTTCAACTTTTTCATCTTCAATTTTAATTGCATTACTATCTGATTCTAGCAAAACATGTTTAACTTCATCATTAGTTAATATCATGTCCGTGTTGCTGAAAATATAATCACCGTTGTGAGTTATATAATCACCATCTCTACCTCTACGCTTTGCAGAAGTTTCAAGATTTTGCTCTTGCCACTTGCTAGGAGTAGTTGTTTCATAGATTCTTAATTTCATTCTCATTCCATTATTTTCAGGATTAAGAAGATTAATATCCATTATTTCACCTTTTTCACTCATATACCACTCCCCATCATCTCCAAAATTTATTGAAAATATCTCAGAAGCATCACTTGGAGTAGCTGTAATCCAAGCTCTACGAGCTCTAGTTGCAAATCTTTCATCAGATTTGTTTAATAATGTTAATAAACTTGCAGGTCTGTCAGAAGTTTGTACAATCTCAGCAAATTCTAATTGAATTTTATCGCCATTTACTTTTCTTGCACCTACAAGTAGAGTGTCTCCAGGATTTAAGGTATCCATGGAACCTTTTGCATAATTTGCCATGTTAATAATGTTTAATTGGTTAATATTAAATTGATAATTAAAATACCCTTCGCATCTTTAAATTTTAGATGCAAAAGGTAAGTATAGATGTTCATAAAGAGCTTGTGATATTTTTAATATAATCTCATAATTCTCATTTTTGAACTCAAATTCTTCATCTGTCCAAAAATTGGGTTCTCCAATTCTTGAAAATTCTGTTGCCTGTTTACGAGCACAATGTAATATTTTATCAATGTGCTCTAATTCTTTAAAATCTTTCATTTTTTAGGTTTTTTAGGTTTATTAATTATATTATCGTATTCTAATATTAAACTATCAGATTCATATTGATATGTATCCCATAATTTACTTAATTGATAATCTATTTTATTTAACTTTTGTTCTTGCTCTATTGTTAAATGCGCTGTGCCGCTACAAGAACTAAATAATAATATTAATGTAATTAATAAAAGTCCTATAAATCCAATAGCTGATCCAATATAACTTGATTTTTTATTTTTCATTTTATTATTAGTTTGTTTTTTATCTTTTTCATATTGATATATTGCTGAATCTTTTTTCATACTTTTAATGCTTAAATGTTAATAATAAATAACCTGAGATTACAGTTATTACGACACATCTTTCGTTGCTTAATTCCATTAATGGGTTTACAACTTATCCACTATTGTCTCCAATAGTAATGTGCAATGACGATTAGTATAGCTAATCACTCTTAACGTTAACATTTACTCACAAAATACTCATACGAGGTGATAGGATGGCCGTCCCATACCTGACTTTCTTTTGAAATACATATCAGCTTGAGGCATCAATGCATCTAAGTTCACTTATATGTGCTCAGAATTAGTCATCTTTCAATGTTTAACGAAATAGCATTTTCTCTTTGTTATTATTATGTGTGAAGCTATCATGCAAGTAGTAGCTATTTAATAGCTTCATCTCCTTTTGAGAGACAAAATACTATACTACTCACGTATGACTTTCCATCGTCATCGTATTTTATGATAATCTTATTCTCTAAGACTACCATTTATACTGATTTATACATCTAATTAACTTGGAGAGTTAACTCGACACTAAATCTACAGTTTTTCTTATTGCTATCACTAGCTCATTTCCCTAATAACAAGGAAACATACTTACTCTCAGGGACTACCCCGTTGGTGCTGTATGATATACTGCTTGCTTGAATTGACCATTGCTGGCAACAAATATAGTTTCTTCGTTCCTATATTCATCTTTGGGCACATTACTGTGCTTATCTAGTCAAGCCTACTACCGTTAGATATAAATCTAACACGCTCTGAGCCTAAAGTCTATTTATAGTCGCTCAGACGACTTATAACCCTAATTCTCTATTGAGTTGAGTTATTTCTCTACATTCCCGTAATTTACTTGCAGTAATAATATTAATACCAAGCCAATAACAATTTGTTTGTTTCTTTAATTTCTTTTTCATATATTTTGCAATATCTTTTAAAGCTAATTCTTTAGCTAATGATACATTTCCTCTATTATTGCTCATGATTTTTATGTTTTGATTTACGATTATATTTCTTTTTATTTTTATGTATTTTAGATTTATAAGGTTTAACACCTAATTCTAAATCTAATTGTCTTTTAATTTTTCTTTTATGTTTATTAGTTAGTTTCATTGTATTTAGTTTGTAGAACAGTACTAAATGAATGAGTACGTAATGTATCTCCAGCGTCTTGCAAGGCTATATTTAGTTTCCCAAAGTGTCTAGAACACCATTACTTAGGTAATTACTCCTAACTCATTCATTTAATTAATTTGGTTAATATTTTATCTATTATATCCTCCTAATTTTCTTTTACATTCTTCGTAAATAGGATCTACTATTTCTTTTGCGCGTTGAAGGCTACAAACTTCTATTTCTTTAATTACTCTTACTATTTGTAATTTATCATGTGTCTTTACAAGAGATTTAATTATTCTATTTATATTAATACTCTTAGTAGTAGCATTCCCTGCTAATTGTTCTAATGCTCTTGCTATTCTCTTTGCTGTTTTTTCTGTCATTATATTTAATTTAAAGTAATAAAGAAAGTGCTAGTATATATGTTTCAGGTGCTGGCTTCAGATCACGTGTCCAAATCTTACAACGGTTTATATAGCCGTCTACCACCTAGCTGTACTTTCTTTATTAAAATGTTATATTTATTTAATAGTTTTTAAAAATAGTTTTACAAAAAAGCGGAAAAAGTGGTGTGAGAGACTTACTTGTCGTACTCACACAACTAATTCCTTGGAAACATCAATTCATCATCGCTATCATCTATCAAAGTAGCAATAGTCGTGAGATAATTAATGTGAAATATTCTAAATTGTAAAAGGAAAGGCTTTCACAAGCCTCCCTTTCTTTCTACTGCCTAACAACTGCATTCATCTTCACAGTCTTCCCTTCCTTCATTGCCTTTTCAATTACTTTGGCTTGTGAAGTGGGAATAACTTTTGCTTCATAGTCTAGGATAACAACCTCATTATCATTTTCAGATACAGTGCTCTCAAATACAAGAACTTTGTAGTCGTTATTCCCATTCTTTGTGTCGATGATTTCAGATACAACAGCTAAAATTAATTTACCTACCATAATTTCTAAATTTTAAAGTTAATACACGGGCTATCTAATAATCGAAACAAAGTAGGGGTCTTTGATCAAAGTGGTTCCCACTTTCACAAAAACAATGTTGAAAAAATTTTTTTGGTAAATTTTTTTATTTGACTTATTTTTATATTTTTGTAGAAAACAAATTAATGGCATCTAGAAGCACATTCACATTTAGATTCACTAAGAATAAAAAAAGACCTGGGGTACACAGTAAAAATGCATCTAAAGGACAAAATGCATACAAAAAAAAGTATCGAGGTCAAGGAAAGTAAAAAAAAATTTATATATTTGCATCGCAACAATTTCATCCCACGGTAACCAAAAATGGGAAAAGACATCGGATTGTAGATCCAAATAGGATTAGAGTTTTCTCCGGTAGTTGCAAAAGAGTGAGCGTATAAGCTCTAGTTAGGGTACATAACCACATAGGTATGTGTGTTGAATTAACAACGGTATTAGTATCCTTGGGTCCCGTAAAACGGAGCACTGCTAGAGTGAAATCCAAACTTGAAAAAGAATTTCCAAGGGGGGATTCCTATATCCTTTAATAAAATTTCTAAAAAATTTGTTTATATAAAAAATTTATATATATCTTTGCATATAAATTAAATTATATAGACTATGAATTTTACACCAAGTGGAAGTTGGGTCATTTTACCAGATCCAACAGTTAGAAAAACAAAATCAGGTATTTATTTAGATGAACAAACAGCTAAAGAGAAATCTACTAATATATTAGAAGTTTTAGCTGTAGGTCCTCAATGTACTTTTTGTAAAGTAGGAGATACTGTTATGGTAGATCCTAGAACAGAAGCTGTAGTAGCAACTATAGAAAAACAAGAGTATTTAATGGTTGGGGAGCATCAGTTATTGGGAAAGTTAAATAAATGAACGGAACAGTAACTATTTCCTTAGAAGATTTTACTTCTCTATTAGAAGCTAGTAAAAAAGCTGATGATATTAAAAGTTCTACTCAAAGGGCTGCTAAAGAATTGCAGGTCTTTTTAACTTTTTTATGTGATAGAGAAAATATATCTAAATACACTGAGGAATTTAATAAGCAATCTAAAACATCTCAAATTATTATTGTAAACGGGCGTGCCCAAATAAAATTTAACATGGAAGATGATTAAAAATAAAAAGAAAACTAAAAAGAAAGTAAATATAAATGGTCAAATTAAAAAACTTGATCATGATGTTTTTATGTTAGTACGCAATCAAGATGAAATGCTTAAAAGTCATGAAAGTGCATTATTAAAGTATGTTCAAACATATTTAAAAAAGAAAAAGCCTAATAAAGACGAAAAAGTAATTTATCAGTATTGTATGCAAATTAGAAGCGTTGTAAATACTTTAGAACATTTAAAAAACCAAGAAGATGAAAAAAAAGATAACAGTTAATATTGATAGTACATACAAATATTTGCAGTTGTGGAATGGTATTTTTAATTTAACTAATACAGAACTTAATATTTTATCAACTTTTATTGATGTAGATAAATTAACAAAATATAATAATTTTTGTTCTATTGAAATAAAGAAAGCAGTTGCTAGAATTGTAGGTATTAAAGATCCTAATACGTTAAATAACTATATTAAAAAATTTAAAGATAAGAAAGTTATTTCTAAAGTAGGATCAAATTATGTATTAAATAAATTATTATCACCAAGTGAGAATGGAGGAGTTATTGAAATTACTATCAATAAAAGTTAAAGTTGTAATATCATTTTATTCAAATGATTTTTATGATTTTGTAATAATACAAGATTGTAAAGGAAATCTTTTGGATATTAAAGTAATAGAAATATGAGTAAAGAAAATAAAGATAATTATGTAAAACCTCCTACATTTATGGAAATGGTTAAAGGTTTTGCAAAAGAAACTAAAAAATTTATAGAAGCAGGAGCACCTATAATTTCTACGGAAGAATATTCAATAAGATTATTAGAATGTAATAAATGTGAACATTTAATACGTAAATCTATGAGATGCGGGCAATGTGGATGTTTATTACAAGCTAAAGCTAGAATGAAAACTGCTCATTGTCCTTTAGGTAAATGGGAAAACGGTATAGAAAAGAAAAATCCTAATGGCAAAAAATAAAGAAGAGATTATACATAAACTAGCAACTAAATATAAATTACCATTAAAAAAAGTAACTGAAGTTGTAGATTATCAATTTAAGTATATTTCTAATACAATGCGCAAAGGTAAATTTGAAGCTATAAGATTACCATATTTTGGAAAATTTTCAGTTAAACCTAGAAGATTAAAATATATAAAAGAAAAAAGTGAAAAGAATAAATAAATTTATAAATCTTATACCTATATGGATATTAAAAAAAATATTCTTTAAAGAGAAAGAAGTTTTTTTACATGATATTAAGTGTGATGATAAATTTGATTTAGAAGATTGTTCTTATCCATGGGATAAGTTATATTTTAGTATACTAGAAAGTAATAAAGAGTTAGATTATGAAAATTATTCTCCTGTAGGAATTTGTTTATTACTTGCAAATGCGAGAACTGATAAAGAATTAGTAAAAGCTATTTTAAATGGATCTTTATATGAGATTATAGATGGTAGTCATAGAATTGCCGTTTTACAATTTATTTATAAAGAGGATATGTATAAAAAAATAAAAGTGCTTCTTTTTAAAAATATATTTTTTAATATTGAAGAAATTATTAAAAGTAAATCAATAGAAAAATGTTTTTATGGCCCTCGTTTAAAATAATAAAATTAAAATGAAACTACAAGACGATTTAATATATATTCAAGATAATAAAGCTATTTCAAGCCCGTATGCAAAAACTATACTAGAGTTTAAAAGTTTGTCTGCACAAGAATTATCTTTTGTGTATTTTATGTGTGATCATAGATCTCCTTTTGCTGTTTATGAATGGGAAAAAAGAATTGATGAGGTAAAATTTAGTATCTTTGGTAAAGAAAAAAAATGGACACCTTCTGTAAAAGTACTTGCAGCTTGTGATAAATATGAAAAATTAATTGAAACTTCAGCTGTTAGACTTTTAAAAGCAGCTAAAGAATCTGTTGTTAAATTAGAAAAATATTTTAGAACAATAGATTTAACTTTAATGGATGATAATGGTAAACCTATTTATCACGCTAAAGATTTAATAAATAACCTAGAAAAAATGGGAAAAGTTGTAGATGGGTTAACAAGACTAGAAGATATAGTGAAGAAAGAAGAACAGGCCGCTAATACAAATAGAGGTGGAATAGAAGTAAATAAATATAGTATGTAATGAACTTTTTAGAAGATTTAGAATTATATAATAATGCTATGTACAACGCTTATGATTTTATAACTGGACGAACTGATCTAGATTATTTAGAAGATAGAATGAATTATGATGATCTAGAAGATTACCCTTTACCTTTTAATCCTTACGAAGAAGATGGAAAATCTTCTGCAGTAATAGATATAGTTATATCTCATTTTATAACTTTAGAGGAGTATGAAAAATGTGCAGAATTAACTAAAATTAAAGAGGAGTGCGAAAACGATTCAGAGATATAGATAGAATACGACCAGCAGCAATATCTTTTTTAAAAAATGGATATTTTACTAATGCTTTACCTGGAACAAAAGAGTATTATGATTTTTGGGATGAGGAAAGAAAAAGATGTTTATATGGTTATACTGATGGTGATATAAGTGTTACTGGATTTCATTATTTTTATTTAAATTATTGTCCTATTGATAGAGCTGTGGATGAAGAACTTCCTGACGGCACAATTCAAGCTAAACGTGAGCGTACATTTCCTAGATTTTATGACGGTGATTGGGAATACTTTCAAGAAATAGATACTGCAAGAGCAAAGAATAAACATATGATTGTTTTAAAAGCACGTCGTAAGGGGTACTCCTATAAAGCTGGTGCTATGCTTGCTCGTAATTATTTTTTTGTACGTAATTCTAAAAATTTTGTGTTTGCTTCCCAAAAAGAATATTTAATTGGAGATGGTTTACTTTCTAAGGCTTGGGATTTTTTATCATTCATTGATGATCATACTGCTTGGACTCAACCAAGATTAAGAGACAGAGAAATGCATAAAATGTCTGGGTATAAAAAGAAAGTTAATGGTGTAGAAATTGAAATGGGAATGAAATCTCAAATAATGGGAGTATCATTAAAAGATGCTCCAGATAAAGTAAGGGGTAAAGCAGGAGAATTAGTATTTTTTGAAGAG